CAAATCATCAGTGAACGCGATGAGGGATGCCCATTTGCGTTTATAGCATGCGGCGTACTCTCGATTCGTCCCAATGACATTTACTGCATCCGCAACCGTGCCGATAGCGCCGACGCCTGGATCGTTGCAAAGGCTACGTAATTTGTAGGGGATCGGCGGAATGTTGGGCGCGACGGCAACCGGAGGTGAAGCGTCACTTGATGTTCGACAGGCGATCAGTGATGGCGCGAGGGATACCACAAGGAGAAGCTTCAGTAGGCTTTGCGTCCGCATTGATGGACTCCCTTTCCTTCTCGATCCTGACCGCTGCCATGTCGTCGGCGGCTACCCGCTTCTCGGTATCTGCAATCACTTCTTGGGCGGCAAGAAGCTGCCGCCGTGTCTCCGCCAGGGTCTTCGATAGCTGCTCAGCCTGACAACCTTCTCGGGCCTTGCTAGCGGCCTGTTCGCGCTGCCATACCGTATAGAACAGGATGACGAGGGCGACGGCCCCGAATTTCACAACTGGAGTCGTGAGCTTCTCAGCAAGGGCTAGCATCTGTCACATCCTTAGCCTTGCACTCGGGGCAGATCAGGAAATTGCCGTACAGCTTCCAACCGCGATCCCCGAGGCGGTTCTTTCCCCCGAGGTCGGTCTTCGCTTCCGCCACTCCAGCGGCATCGCATACGAGGCAGTGGAAGGTGAAGGAATGGAGTTTTTTCTTCATGCCGATACATCCTGACCCTCGCGATGTTTCTCCAGCCGGATGTTCTGGAGCAAGCCCGACTTCCAGACGAAGAACAGCCCCGCACCGACCGCGAGCAGCCAAATGTTATCCATGACGAAAGTCTGGAATGGCTCGATGTTTTCCCATATCGATCTCGCGGCCGAGGATGTCGATTGCGCGTCTTCGAGGGCCTTCGATGCACCGAGCCCGCCGCCTAGCAGTGCGGTAGCGTAGCCGCCCAACTTAGTTTGATCGGTTTGCTTGATGTCCTTGGCACCTTCGCTGCGCAGATCGGCAATGGTCGCGGCCTTGCGGCTTTCCGATATATCACGCTTCTCCGCCATCGCCAGAGCGGCGAGGAATTCGGAGTCGAGCTTGTCGGACAGCGGTAGGCCGTTGTTGCGGCGGAACGACATGATGACGGATGCCGTGCGATCTCCGTAGCGGCCATCGACCGCGCCGACCTCTGGATAGCCCTTCTCATCGAGGAGCGTCTGAACCTTCTCGATCTCGGGGTGAGGCTTGCCGTCATAGATGTCGGACGTGTCGCCCACGCAAGCGGTGGCAAAGCACTCCGCGAACTTGCGGGCGTAGTCGCCTACCTTCTTGTAGCTGTCCAGTTCGCCTGGGTTGATGATCTTACGGGCGTTGTCGAAGTCGCTCTTGGTGGCCGTGAAGAAGTCTTCGAGGCCGTACTTGGTGAAGTCGGCGCGACTGGTCAGGCCCTTCGTCATACCCTCGACGGCGATGAAGGCCGAGACGGCCGGTTCAAGGACTAGCTCGGGCTCGGCATGAATGTCTACATGGAACTCTCTCTTGACGGCGGCGGCGAGTGGCCCGCTGTAATTGCCCTCGTGCGTCAACTGCACGTCGCCACGACCGAAGAAGCCCTCGCGCCAGTATGGAGTCTTCACCCACTTCATGCGGCCAGCTTTGAACGCCTTTTCGAGCGCCGCAATTGCGCCACGTTCGCTCGATGCGAAGCCTTCGCGAACTGGCTGCATGCGCTGCCCTGTCTCATGGAAGGAGGTCGCCAGGACATAAGCGCCCGCGTTGTCGTTGCCGGTTCCGTATTTCTTCCAAGCATCGAGGAGGCGAAGGATACCGGTCTTCTGAGACGACGACATCTTGCCGCCAAACAGAAGGCGGTTCGCCTTGTTAATGAAAACGACAGTATCCATTCCGCAAAATCTCCAAATGCAAAGGGCTCAGGTGAATCCATATCACCCGAGCCCTTGGTTGTAAAAACTAAGTTTACAGTTTTCAACCGCTGCTTTACGGTCCAAGCTCCACGTCGCCGGTAATGTCCCACTCGTCCGTGGCGATCTTAATCAGCGAGACGGAGGAGTGACGCTTGCGAAGCTTCAGAGTTTCCGCCGTGTTGATCGTCACGCCTGAACCGGCGACAACCGTAGTTTGGCCGACGCCATACTGACGTAGCGTAATGACTGATCCGATAGCGAAGGCGACCGACGAATTCGGCGGGACGGTCAAAGTGTTCGCCGTGGCGACGTTCATGCGCACGTACTTGCCCAAATCCGCGAGGACGAGCGTATAGCTTGCCGTCTGAGTGTTGATGAGGGTGACGGCATCATCGACCCATACTGCCGCCGTGCCGCCGCTGTTGACGGCAAGATGGCGCAATGCGTTGCCGCTGAACGACGGTAGCTCCAGCGTTTCGGCGACCCACTGTACGGCGGTCTCGCCGCTGTTGACCGCGAGGTGCTTCAGGGCGTTGCCGGTCAGGCTCGGCAGAGTAGTCCCGCTGGACGGAGTCGTCCAGACGACAGCCGTGCCGCCAGTGTTTACAGTCAGGACTTTGTTGTCGTTGCCGGTCAGGCTCGGCAGAGTAGTCCCGCTCGATTCCGTGACCCATTGGACGCCGCTCTCGTCGCTCTTGACCGCAAGGTGCTTGAGGGCTTGGCCGGTGAGGGTCGGGAGAGTCGTGCCGCCGCTGGCCGCTACCCACTCGACGCCATTCTCAGCGCTGTTGACCGCGAGGTGCTTGCCGGTGTTGCCGACCATCGCCGGATAGGAGATCGCTTCAGGGGACACCCACAAGACGCCGGTAGCGTCATCGGTCACGGCGAGGCGTTTGCCGTTGTTGCCGGTGATCGACGGCAGTTCGTTCGCGGGGAGCATGTCCACCCATGCCGTGCCGCTGTACTTGAGGTACTTGTGCGTGTCCTTGGCATAGACGACGAGGCCCTCGACGGGGGCGATGTAGACCCATGCCCCGTTATCGCGAATGGCGATCTTCTTGGGGTTCGTGCCGTCCGATGCCAAGACGACGTACATGACGCCATCGGTGGGCGATCCCGGCAGGGCCGAGGTAGCGGATTCGACGCGGGCCTGGGTCAGCGCGGAAAGGGTACGAAGGTTCGTATCCATCCCGTCTTTCCAGAGGTCAGCCCCTAAATCCCAAAAGCCGGTAAGGCCGAGGCCGGGGAGAGTGCGGGAAGCCATTAATCAGTCTCCTTACGAGCTTTTGCCATAGTTGTAGCCGTAGCCGTAACCGTAACCGGATGCAACCAAAGCCGTGATTTCGTGGCCCTGAACAGAGTCGAAGCCGTCGCGGACGGCGATGACGCGGATGATGCCCGTCCCGTTTCCAGCGAAGGCCGCGATGGGCAGGGTATAGCTATTGCCGGTGATGCCGTCCGTCCTCGAAAGGACCGCACGGTCAGCGGGGTTAAGCACGAGGATCGAGGTCGTCTGTCCCGTCTCGGGGGTGACGAAGGCGTCATCCCAATCGAGGATGAGGCTGTCTTCGTTGAGGCGGTTACGTGTCTTCCATGTGAGCGCCAGTGTAGACGCCCCGATGGCGCTCACAACGCCGCTTGCAACTGAGTTGACCTTGACATCGGCAGGGCGGCTAGGAGCCCACGGACGGGCCGTCATGAGGCCGCTGATCGGGGTAGCCGCCGAGTAGGCGAGCATCCCCTTCGATGTGCGTGGCAGCGGCCGGTAAACTGCCGTCTCTCCAGGCTCACGGATTTGTGCGTCATCGATCACAGCATCGGGCGGGAGAATCCATATCGGGGTTCCCGCTGCCCAAACTTTAGGCGTCGTGTCGAAGATGCCGCGCATGAGCGTCACGGTCGTTCCCGAGGAAGCCTTGACCAGACAGATTTCCATGTCGGCGTCGGTCGTGCCGAGGATCGCGAAGCAACCCGCCGCGAGATCGCTCCCTTGTGTCAGGCCGTTGATGATGACGCCCGTAGTCTGGACGGCGAACGGCAGGGCCGCTTGGATGAAGCCGTGTCCGATGATCGATAGCGTCGAGCCGTATTCGATCACGGTATTGCCGAGGGTATCGACGCCGCTCTGAGCAAGCGTGAACTGGCTCGTGTCGCCGCCCGTCTGACCCCCGAGGACACCTGCAACGACCTCTGGCTGGCTCACAGAGGCCAGTGTAACGTCGTCAACCATCGTCCTGCTCATGTAGTAGGGCAGAGTGAACACGAGGCTGTACGCAAGCGCCCTTGGCACTTCAGAGGGATCGGTCCAGCCGGTGGACGGCGGGGAGATGTAATCTTGCGTGTCGAGTGAGAAGACATCCTCGATGAGGGCTAGGCGGATGGTCGAGTCACCGATCTTCCCGTAGTCTACATTGCCGACGCGCATGATGACTTCGACCATGCCATGCTTAGGCCAAGTGACCTTGATGCATGAGCCGGGGGTGATGTCCCAAGCCTCGCGATTGACCTCAAGCTCACACGACGCCAGCGGGGACGATGCCACGCGCAGATCACGAGCGGCCACGGCCATCGCGAGGTCTTTGTTGCGGATGCCTTCGTATGGATTCGAGTCGCTTACGACCGCGCCCTGAATGGCGATGTTCGCGAGGTCTTGGATCGAGACCGACTCGCTTTCCTCACTCGCGGGGTTAGTCCAGTTCACGACAATCTCGTTGACCGTCTCACCCCATAGCTTGCGCTGGAAATTCGTCATCTTCGCGTTGTCGGGATCGAAGACCGGCAGGGTATCGGGATCGTAGTCGCCACGGATAAGCTTGATTTCCATCAGGCCGGTTCGCGGATTGATGAACATGACGCCATCGATGTACGTCAGGATGTTCGCGCAGAAGTCTTCGGCCGTTTGCGGCTGAGTCCAGAGGATCGAGATGCCAAACTTTTCATCGTAGAGCGTTTGAGCGGCCGCGTTCCATGCGGTGATGTCGAAGCCCGATGTGCTAGAGCCGACACCCCAATCGGTATTGGTCAGGGCCTCGAAGATCACATGGACAGGGTTCGCATCGTTAGTGTCGCCAGCGTAGCCGAGGACCATCGCGATGGCGGGGTTCAATACCTTCGGTGAGCGTCTGGCGACAACCCATGCGCCGGGAACGTATGGCTGATTGGCCGACCAGTAAAAGCCGCGAGTCCCCGGCCCGTAAAACCACAACGAGGACAGGCCGCGATAGCCTGGGCAGGTAGCGGCAGTGAGGCCGAGCTTGTTCGCGAGATACTCGATGATCGTTTGGGAAGCTGTCCCCGGCAGGTAATGGGCTGTCCCTTGGACGCCGCCCTCCTTCTTGCTGCCGCCGAAGAGATCGGCCTTGTCGATGGCGATGGCGGTCTCAGTCGAGATAGAGCCGCTCCAGGCTTCCTTTTCGTTGACGATGATCGCACGGATTTCGTCCAGAGGACCGGCCGCGACCCCGTAGTGGACCGTCATGTAATATTCAACGATCTCTTGCTTTTGCTTCTTAGACATCGCGGCGCTCCTTAATCATGCGAACCGCACGAAGGGCCACGGCATCACCAGTTGCTTCGAGCTTCGAGGCCAATATGCCGTCACGGACGAACTCGCGGATGTCCCAACCTTGATCACCCCACCAGCGGCGTTGACCGGCAAAGCAGACGCCAACCTCAACGAGATCGCGAGATTGAACGATGAAGTCGTCGTTTTCGCTCATGCCTTCACCTTCCGCGACCGATGGCTCTTCTCTCCATACCATAGAACATTGAGTCCCTTAATGGTCTTTGTGCCGAAGAGGACGGGGTAAGGTTTGCCAGCTTCAGCCGTAGGGTTTTCGAGGTCCGTGATCTCGGGCTTCGTCGCCTTCGGCTTGGGCATAATCAGGTAGGCGACGACCATCAGCGCGAGGGCGATGATCAGGCCAAGGAAAAAGGCCATTGCAGGTTCTCCGTCAATAGTACTGATTAAGCTGGCCGACTGGATTCACTGTAGGAATGAAAGGGCATCCCCCGAAATTAGGTGCATTGTTATGCAGGAAATGGCAATCTGTTTTGTCGCTCAACGCACCGCTTTCCATATACCAGCCGCGATTGCAACCGAGGATAACGTCGATGGGCTTGCCGATGGCCATGTCCTTGATGAAGCCCGCCAGCACAAGGCGGTTCGAGCCGAGGACTTTCAGAATGGTGCGCGTTTCGCGGTCGCCTCGATCATTGTCCCACTCGACCATGCCGCCGACGTATTTCAGAGCCCTCGCGTCGGTCTCCCATCCCCCAGGCACGGTGATCGATGTGGAGTCGTAGCTCTGTACGTTGATCGTCCTCGTCGCAGCCGCCTTGTTCGCTCGGCACCAAGGCCCATAGAGAACGTGCATGCACGAGTACTGGTAATTGCGGCGAAGGCCGACGCGCTTCATTGTCGTGCTGATCGGCTCGCAAGTCAGGATCAGTTCGTTATCTGAGCGCTTCGCGGAGATGACGCGGCCTGTCCAGGCGACGAGGAACTGGGCCGAGGGATCGCTCAGATGCCCTTGGAAGATCGTCAGGTTGACGACGCTCGAAGGCGGGTAGACTCTGAACTCTTCGGCCAGCAAGACGTTCAAGGACATGCGGACTTCGAGGGCGGATCGGTCGAGCGTACCAGAGGCCACGATCTTGGCGCGATCCACGGAGATCGGGGTGTAGGTGATGCCGCCGACCGTGATCGGCTTCTCTGCATCCGTGTAGGCGTAGTAGGAGTCCGTGCTTTCGCCATACTTCACATAGAAGAGGTTCGTGGGCCTACCCTTGCGACGGCTGTTCTCGATGGTCCCGAATGTCATTCTGTTTCCTCGTAAGGTACGGTCTTCATCGTGATCTGAAACTGACAAACCTCATCCGTGACATAGCTCAAGGACAATGTGTCAGAGCCCATGCGCCACTGAGGCATCCAACAAATCTGCCGGATGGAGTCGAGGGAGATGTCCGCACTGAAGGGCGTCGTCGTTTGAATGATGCTGTCATTGCCGGTAGGATCATCGACGGCATAGATTTGCTGCACCGTCTTAATGAGATACGATCCGCCTTCGAGGAAGATGATCAGGTCTTTGTAAACGATGTCATCCTTGTAGTCCCCGGCGAACTCTGGCCCGAGGATGCGCATCACTGCCGTCGTGGCGATGAGATCATAGCCAAGCTCGATGTCATCGGTATAGGTCGGCATGTAGAATTCGGTTTGCTGACCCATCAGGCGCAAGTACAGGTCTT